CCCAGTTGGCCCAGCTGCTCCGGTATTTGTTGCAGAGCCAGCTGGACCTGTGTTACCGGTAGGACCAGTCGGCCCAACAGTACCAGTTGACCCAGTTGACCCGGCTGCCCCGGCTGCTCCGGTATTTGTTGCAGAACCAGGGAGCCCCGTAGAACCGGTAGGACCAGTCGTCCCAACGGTACCAGTCGGACCTGTTGCACCGGTGTTTGTTGCGGAGCCAGGAAGCCCCGTAGAACCGGTTGGACCAATCGCACCACTTGGACCCGTTGCCCCAGTATTTGTTGCAGAGCCAGGAAGCCCCGTAGAACCGGTTGGACCAGTTGCTCCAGTATTAGCCGCGATCCCACCGGGACCAATTGGACCAGTAATAGAATTACCAGGAGGCCCCACAGATCCCGAAATCCCTTGAGGACCTGTTGGTCCAGTAATTGTACTAGGCGCGCCGGCAGGTCCGGTCAAACCAGTTCCTTGTGGTCCGGTCATTCCTTGCAGACCAGTTGGGCCAATAGGACCGGTAGGTCCCCCCAGCGGGCCTGTAGGTCCTAAGCCGCCGACGACAACCGGATACGCAACAACCTGTGCTGGACCTTGGACATAAGCGACCATGCTAGACCCCGTGGCTCAAATGAAATTCACCGTGCAGGAGTTCAATTATGTTGACGCCTTGCGTCATCCGCAAGGCATGCTTGTATAGACCTGGAACAAGGCCGGGTCCGGTAGCGCCGGTCGCGCCCGTGGTCCCGAGCAACACAACTGGTTGAACATTCGCGTGCAAGATGAGATTGATTGGGTCATCAACAACGATCAATGAACCAGTCGCACCGTTGGAGACTAACGAAAGACCTGGGTTCGCCGTGGCGCCCATCCATGGGTTACCTTCGATGTCCCATTGGAATGTACCAGTGAGTGTCCAATTGGGCCCAGTCGGACCTGTGCAACCACATGGGCCGCCTGTGCCAAACTGGAAAGCGTCCAACCAAGTGACATTATCGCCGGTCTTGATGTCAACGTATGCTGAACTGGATGGACCTTGCTCTTCGTATGCCATGCATCACCACGACGTTGGAGACGGGAACGGCGTGCTAACGCCACCACGTTGTGAATTAGTCCGGAACGTGTTTGGAAAGCGCCAAGCCTGGCCGCCATACAGATTTGCTCGCTCAGAGGCCACTCGCGCTTGCATACACCCGTCCCGGAACCGACGCAAATGATACACCGCCTGTGTATCATTCGAATAGCTCTTCGTGGTCTGTGCCATCATCTTGCCAAGCACGCCATCGAGAATTGTCTCGTGGTAAACAGGCAAGAGCCAGCGTGGCGCATCAGGCAACATATCTTGGGTAGTCGGTTCGACGATTTGTTTGGTGACAATGGCGCGCGCCGTCATGTTGACGTTTTGCGGATAGACGAGCTCGAGTTCCGCTGAAGGCGGATCAAGATGCGGCATGATCGCCGGCATCGTAATGTGATTGCTGTCCCATATCGTTGCCAGCCGCAAGATCATGCCGCCATCACGTGGCGTTATACGATAGTGACGGCGGCCACTGATAATTGGCACGCTGATAATCTCGTACCAACTATTCGAGTCCTTAAAGAACTCGCGGCAAACGTCATACAGTTGCCCCTTGATACCGGCATCAGAGGCACCAATGAGCTCCGTACGAACCAAATTCAACAGCCGTTCAACGTCGCGTTCGTCCATCATGCTTGCGGGCTCCCCGGACCTTTATTGCCGCCCTGGAGTGGCGGCCGCTGGATCCCGATAAGAATGGAATAGAATTGCGAAGTGAACGACGCAGCGCGCTGATCTTGGACGTCTTCGTCGTCGCGCTCGAGAACGTGGCCGGCGATCCCATAGATAAAGGCCAGCCGGAATTGAGTGTCGATTGGTACCGTTTCACCGGATACAGATGTAAAATACGGAACGTGGTTACCGTGGCGATAGATGAACAGGTCCGCACGGAGACGCCGGGCTTCCGCAAGGCTAGTGTTGAGGGCGGTCAGGATCTCGGAGTCGCTGTAGCGGTATGGTTTACGCCTGTCGAGGAGGAGGGTTCGAACCTCGTCGACGTATGACTGGACTGAGTCTAAGCGCTCGTCTTCGGGATTATACGACATGAAAAAGGCTACCTCTGAACTGGCAGAGGTAGCCTACGGTTTGGGCGTTAAGATTTTATTAGGCCCGGGCAACAAGAGCTCGTGCGATCGTCAGCATTTCAGCGTCTGACATTTCACCTTTGAACGAATTTACCGCTGCCAGAACCCAACGGCAGTTGTCTTGCGTATAACCTTTTAGCGGATTAATCCGATCGATACTAGCAGCATAAGGGCGAAGTCCGCTTCGGCCCGGATCATTTTTTGCGGCAACAATAAACGGGATCCCGGTTAAACAGCAATATCCCGTGTAAGTGCGGACCGCCCATTCGGTTGATAAATCGTGATAAGTTCCGGCTTTCCTAGCACGCCAAGTTGCGCCGAATAATGCTTGGTACCACGGACTTTCTGCGCGGCGACGTCGCAAGGCGGCGCGACTGACACCAGGATGCCGCTCGTTCCACCGGGCACATTTTTCACAATCCTTTTTCTTTTTGTGGGCGTTCCATTCCTCTGATGTCATCTTAGAGCGATCGACTCGGGGGGCACGTTGTTTTGGGTACAATCCCATAGCACTCTCCTGTGTTATGTTGATCCATAACACGAAGTAATTTAGAAGTCAAGTGAACCAACCTTAGGACAAAAAGAAACCGGCGGGAGTGTTTCCCGCCGGTATTTAGTTTTCAAACAGTCGTTTCACAAGAATGAAAATTCTTATGAAGCTGGAGTCACTTGCGCCTGTACCAGAGCCTTGCCGTCGACAACCTGGTACCCATAGACCTGCAGGCCACGCAAGATCTGACCAAACGTTAATTCCGACCTTAACGTCTCAACTTTACTAATTTGAGATGCAAACGTAAGGCCGTGAGCGTGGCCAGCAAAGATCGGCCACTCGCCAGCATTGAACTGCGCACTGTCCGAACTGTTGTTCGGCAGCAAGTTGCTGACATAGAGCGTGAAACGGTCGATCATACCGAGGCGACCATTCCGAAGCATTGAGACGCTGTCACCAGACAGATAAGCCTGACGGAGCTCTGACTGCTTGATCATGCGGCCAGCCCATGCCGGGAAGACGACCCACCGGCCGACCTCCGGAATGTTCTGCTCGTCAAGGACCTGGCCCATACGCATGAGCACGTCCAGGAGCTCCACCTGGCCAGAGCCAGCATTGCGGCCGACCACTGCCAGAGCGGAACCCTGAACACCAAGGTTCAACGATCCAGTGATGACACCGGCCGCCGTACCCTGGTTAGCCGCAGCCATCTGGCCGACGATCCCGGACAGTACATCCGTATCAACGGCGATCTTCAGCTGTTGGGCTGCGTCATCAGACCACATGGACAAGACGTTCAGATCGCTCTGAACTTCCATGACGTCATCGAGAATGACGGAGAAATACTTGCCGTTCCCGATGTAGAGCTCCACGGTGCCGCCAGTCGGGCGATCGAGCCCAAGCAAGCCATCGGCATCGTAATTGTGGATGGTGATCGTGGGCTTCGTGCGGATCTTGACGCGGTCGCCCTTGTTCTTGATTTCGCCTTCGTAATCCGTGTTGCTGATGGCAGCAAGGACCGTCGAGGCGTAGAACTTCTCGACCAGCTTGCCTGACCAGATCTCCGGGATAAACCCGGTGGCCTGCAGCTGGTTGCCCGAAGAGCCAGTCGGGTAAATCGCGGGAGTTGTGGTGGCGCTTGCGCCAGGAAATGCACCAGTCGGAATGCCCATTTGAGCCCCCATTTGCGGGGGCTATGGTTAAACCCCCTGGTTAACGAACGCGCCCTTCCTTTTGGGCTGCGAAGATGTCCGCTTCGATCTGCGCCTTAAGGGCTTCTTGGCCCGCATATACGCCCTTGCGGACGTAGTCGTAGAACGTAGCGATATCTGCGTGAGTGTAGACCGGCTTTGTATCGGGCACCTGGGTATTCCCAGTAGCCGGATTGGGCCTGCCAGGGGCTGCCAATGTCGTCAGCGGGATCGCAGCGGGCCGAGGCTCCCCTGTGGGAGGCTGCGGCGGTTGCGGGGCTGGCATCTGGCCCGTGGCGACTTCCTCGTCTTGGAAGCGCTGGAAGAACGCGAGGACACGAGGCGCATCGGCGGCTTGCATCGATCGGTTCAACTGCTCCTGTCTTACAGGGCTAGAGTTAAAATCTCGTAAACGCAGCCAAGCGAGCCAACGCGGGTTCTGATTGATCTCACGCCAATTCGGCAGACCAGCGTCCAATTTCTCGTAAATCGTATGGGTCCGCTGTTG